GGAAATAACTTAATTATATGATGATGTTCAATGAAATCTGTAACTTCTTTTTCAAAATTGTTTATATCTGTTAATACGAATAATTTAATTTTATTTCTATAATGCATTTACAATCCTAATCTATTTGCTTTTGTTTCCATTTTCTTGCTTAGTGCATCAATATGTCTATTAATATCCATATAAAGACTATAAGCATATTCAGTAATGCCTTCAAGCTTCTTCTTAAATTCAATAGAATTCATGTTTGGATAATCTTTAAAATTATAATCAAATGTATCTAAAACATTACCATCTCTTTGATAGATTAGTATATGCAATCCTAAACGATTCTTTTGTTTATTTTCTACAAGAAAGAAATCTTTATTCTTTTTGTAAAACCACATAGAACTGCCTGTTATTGAAACTTCATAACCAGCTTCTCGCATAGTTTGAGTAAATTCATAATCAGTCATTTATTACCATCTCCCGTGAGTTCCGAAGCCAGCAAGTTCATCAGGTTCTATGTTATCTTCATAAAGCTCGTAATTATGCTTAGCTTCTTTACGCCATTTTTCAACTTCTTTCTCAAGACTTTCAATATACTCATCTTTTATATCCATAAAGTTTTGATAGATACTTATATCACCATCATAAACTGGCTTATTGTTCTCAAAATCAAATCCATGCACACTTTTTATAGCATTTTCATATTCTTCTCTAGTCATAATACATCTCATCAGGTTCATCAAAATTTTCATTCTTAATATGATTTAAAATATAAGCTCTAAGTTCTTTTAAATCTTGTTTAGTTTCTATTTTATATTCAATAGGTTCATCATCAATCTTATCATGAACCCAATAAGTTTTACCTACCCAACATTTTTCATAATAAAATGATTCAACATAATTATCTAATAATGTTTGAAAATGCCAACCAGTATCTGTATCAGAAAATTCTTTTTCTTTATCTGGATTATATCGTAAAAAAATGCTATTTTTATTTTCAAAACAATTTGAATTATAAATGTTACCACATCTTACCATTGTTCCTTGTTGTTTTACAATATGTGGTTTTGAATCTTTTGAATATAATCTAATATACATAAATTTCCTTATTTATAATTTCCAATTTTAGTCCATTCATTAGCAAGTCTAGCTATTTGTTTATGAAATTGTGCATCAGCCCAGCCTGGAATTATTTGTGTAAATTCATTGTATGTTCCACCTATTCTAGAAAACCATGCGGCTAATCCAAAAATTGCATTATGTCTTCTACCTTCTGGAGTACTATCTAACTTTTTATCAATATATTCTTTAGCTTTAGTTAAATCACCACCATTTTTCTTTCTATATTTTTCATATTCTTGTTCTAGTTTTTTAAGATAAGCTTGTTGTTTTCTTTCACATTCATCATAAGCAATTCTATAACCTTGAATACTGAATAAATTAAATAATTTACCATCATGTATAGAACAATAATATGGAGCATTAGCTTCTTTTAATGCAGGAACTTTAAAGAATTGTGCTTTTACAAAACTAGCTGGATCTATATTTTCAAATCTATCCATTAGAATATGCCAAGGAGAATATATACGTTCTGAACATTTATAGAACATCTTTTCAATGATATATGGTTTATCTAAGAAAAGTAATACTCTAAATTTCTGTTTAATACCATCATAAGAATAACTTGTATGTAAGATATACTTATATTCTCTAAATTGTCTTTCCCATTCTTCTATAGTAATTCCACCATCATCATAATCTAACATTAGTATATCAGTAAAACCCATATTTTCAGTACATCTTTTAGTACCAGTCACAGAACAAAACTTCCATTGTGGAATATTGTTTTTATCATCTACAACTTTAGGATGTTCTATTACTTCTTTAAGATTTTGTAAAACAGATGGATTTACATCTATCTGTTTCATCTGATTATCATATTGTGTTGTTATGATCTGAATATACTTCATTGAATGCTTTAATTACTTTTTTAACTAATAAACCTGGATCTTCTTTATAATTTAATGGAATACCAACAGCTTGATGGTGGCCTCCGCCTCTATTTATTTTCTTGATTACTGGTAATAAATCTATACTAGCATCACTTCGAATAGATAAATTTTTCTTATTCAAAATCATAAACCATTTATAACCATCTTTTCTAAGTTTTTCACAAATTTCAAATTGATAATAATCCAATTCAAAAAATGCTCCATTCATAGGCAATGGTGTTAATGGTAATTTATCGTATACTTTTTCAATTTCTTTAAATGATTCTTTTAGCCAATTAACTTCTTCTACATATAGTTTTGTATTACCATATTGGAATCTATGCAGCCACCATTTCATTCCCATTTCCCAAAATAGCTTATTAAATTCTGGTGACCTACGGTCTTTCTTTCTATACATATCAAAGTCATCCACAATGCGCACCAGGTCGTTTAAATGTGATAGATCGCACAATTTACTATACCTATCATAAAGTTGCCCAGAAGCGCTCTGAGACGTATCCACGATGATGTCCAGACCATTATGCCAACATGCAACTGATTCGTGATGATCCATAACAATCATAGGTACACCCAATCGTTTCAATTGAGTATATGTCTGTTCTGGATGAAAATCAGTACAAATTATAGCATCATATTCACCAGCATGTTCTTGAATTTTGGTTAATAGAGTCTTTTCTGACTGATAAGTAATTGGAACTAATACGACATTTTCATAATAGTTTTTTAAGATGATATGTGAACAAATGCCATCCATATCATAGTGAGTTATATTAAGTATTCTAGTGTTTTTATCAAATATATCGTTCATATTATGAATATAAAAAAAGAGGTTGCATTTGGCAACCCCTTTTTTGAATTAACATTCTAATTTATTACTGAGCCATCAATGATTGGAAAAAATCATCGTTAGACATATCTTCAGCAGGTTCTGCCTTTGGTGCTGCAGCAGGAGCTGGTGTAGACTTAGGTGTTTCAAGTGGAGTACCACTGAACATTTCATCATCATCTACTTCCTGTGTCTGGAATGTAGCACGCTGTGGTTGTGCTACAACTGCATCCTGACCACTAGAATACTTAGCCAAAAGGTCTGGGAATTCAGCAAACAATTCCATACCGCTCTTTCTCTTATAATTTGTCAAGATAGACTTGAAATCCTGTGCATCGGACAACTTACGTTCAAATTCTGCAAGAGACAATAGTTGAGATTCAACTACATCAATTTCGCTATCTGTTAATTCGGCAACAGTTCCATTGACAACCTTAGAAATACGAGATGGTTCATTGAAATGAGACTTAGCATAACTTGGACCCATAGGACCTTCTTCACCTACGAAGATAAAGTTTGCACCTGCACGAGCCTTTCCTTCAAGAACTTCGGCATCCTTTGGACCATACCAAGAGAATGGATTAATACCCTTAGTGATACTACCATCCAATTCATCCTTCTTATCTTCCATAGCTTCAGACAAAATCTTCATAATCTGACGCTTGAATTCAAAACGGAATACTTCACCTTCGGTATCTGGAGCATTAGGATTACGTACAACAAGAACGTTGCAGTAATACTTTGGAGCCCACTTAGGCAAAGCCTTTTGACGAGCTACATTAGCATCAGAACCATAAGCCGTCCATACTGCATTATTAAATGTACAAATAGGACATTCAAGTTTACCTTCACCTTCTGGATTGTCGAACTTTCTTAGACAGTCACATCCATAATACTTACCGTTAGGAAGTTGCAACATATGAGTTCTGTTTTCAATATACATTGAATCTTCACCTGGCTTACAAGGAAGGAAACGCAAAACTGCCTGGAACTTCTTATCCTTAAAAGTTGGCTTAAAAAGCTTAGGAATAGAATAATCCTTCTTTTCAAAAGAAACTTTCTTGGTTGGGAATGACTTCTTAACGTCTGCAAATACAGAATCTAGACTTCTTACTGTTGGCATAATTTTTACCTCTTTAAATTTAATATGATTTTTGCCATTTTGACAAATTTCATATATTCTTTGTCTTGAATTTTACTCTCGTCGATTTGAAACTTATTTGCTCCTAATCCACGTATGTAAAACTCTGGATTTATTTTATTTGACTTAATTAATTTGTATATTTCATTTTTTTGATCATCGTCCACTTCAAACAAAGTGTACTGTTTAGAGAAAGCAAATAGACCTTCGTTTTCTTTAGCTACTTTTTCTCGTAACCATTTAGACTGTTCTATTACCTCTCTTCTGTTAGTAAATATAAAAAACTCACGTCGTTTGTCAACCTGTGAACATGATTTAAGAGTCGGAAATTTCTCTGTAATCATATATTCAACACAGATACTAATCAAATAATCTGCCAAAGAAAACACACCACTACTTATATTATTGGCAACATCCGTAAATCTTCCTGCACCATTTTGCATAGCAGGTGTTCTATAAAATCCTTCAGCCAAAATTTCATCAGTAGATTTAGTCAAAAAAGTCTGCCAAGCTTTTGTATTACAAGACTTAGTTTTATCTAATCCAACTAAATTTCTGACTATCGCGTAAATTTGATAATTATTCACTATCATGCAAAAAATTCCAACATTCCTGTATCAATTTTTTCAATTTTATATTTAGCTTTCAGTTCATTAGTCAATAAATAGAAATTCATTTCATCCAATAATTTCATCATAGCTTTTGGCTCTAAGAAATCAGTGGTAATATAAACAACACTATCTATTATACTAATTTTGTTTTCTTTATTCAACTGATATAATACATTATTAAAATGATTAAACATTTCTGTATTTTTTGGTATTTCTACCATAAACTTTGGTAATTTCTGGACTTCATCGACATCATCAAAATCCATACCATTCTTTTTCATATAAGCATAGAAATTATCTTTACTACCAGATGTGTCCAAAGATTCTACATCGAATTCCTCTGAAAATCTGGAAACTAATTCATTATTTTCTTCCATAATTCTCTCCATTAAGCAAAATCATTTACGACATCATCTACAGCTTTATTTGTCGTCATATCCATTACATCTTGAGAACTACTCTCATTCTTATATCCAATTAAATCAAAGATACGTTGCTTTTCTATATCAACACCAATTGTTATAGCTTGTCCTCTCTTATTACCATATCTTGTCTTCAATAATTTAACTGAATACATTTCTGCTTCTTTCAATTCTGGACTCTGCATTACACCAAATACAGCATCTGCCTTCATTGTCTGACCAAATGAATCTGCTACATCATCCAATCCAATATCTGCAGACTGATAACCACCTCTATTTGTCTGTGATGCACTAATTACTGGTATACCCAATTCCATACCAATACTTCTTACTTGTCCAGATACTAACAATAACTTTGTATTATCATTAGTATTTATTGAAATTCTACCATTAGGTATCATACATCCAATATAGTCAATTACTAAAGCTTCTGGGACGAAATCTTTCTTATCTTTTAATTCTTTAATCAGAGCCTTCAAACCTAATGCATTCATACTACCTTCTGCATATTCTCTGATTACTAACTTATTATGTCCAATCTTTGTTAATGCCTTAGTAAATCGTGAACCATAAGCTTCACGTGTCATTGACTTTAATTGTTCTTGTGTTACATCATACAAATTTTGAGCAATACGTTGTGCAATTTTCTTTTCACTATCTTCAAATGTAATATACAAAACAGGATGACCTGCCAAAATTAAATTTGTAGTAAATGAACATAGCATCAATGTTTTACCAATATTTGTTGGTGCCATAATTAAATTCAAAGATTTTTCATGGAAACCACCACCAATCATATCATCAATGGCTTTTACTCCACTTGGATAAACCTTTTCATGTGTAATAATATCTTCAAATAAGACTTGTGGTTCTTCAAAGAATGATAAACCAATATTTGTATCAAATGAGAATGTTTCAGCATCAGCAACTATATCGGCAAATGAACCATCATACTTTTTACCTGCACAATGTTCATGCATTTCATTTGCTGCATTATATAACAACTTTCTTCTTACAAATTCTTCTATTTCTTGTAAAATATATTCAGTCTGAACTTCTTCATCATTTATAGATACAATTTCTTCAAGAGCTTTCAACGTTGATTCTTCTGTTACCATGCGCTTTAATTCTAGCACATTTGGCATTGCTGAAAACTTTGTATTGTAATCAATAATCTTTTGAACTATAATCTTATTCTCAATATCAAAACCAAACCATTCATCTTTAAGAAACGGTAAGACTTTATTTCTTACCGATTCATTAGAGATTAAAGACTTGATTACGATTTTTTCGAAATCATATTCTTTCATTACTTCTTAGCCTTCTTCTTAGACTTTGTACCCTGTACTGGTTCAACCACATCTTCTGAAGTAGGAACAGCACCAATATCTTCTAATGTTACTGTTTCCTTAGAATTCTCTGGTCGAATATCTTCTACTTCTTCATATAAGTCTTCTTCAGTTGGAATTGCCTGTACACCATTCATCATATCTACAACATCATAACGAGATGAAATCATATCATCAGATTCATAAGTATACTTCTTCTGAACATATTCCTTAAATGTCTGATTCTGGAATACTGGAATCCAGAACATTGGTTCCTTATGTGGATCATACATATCTACTTCAGACCATTCCTTCTTTACTTCTCCAGTAACTACATCAATATCAGACAAATCTTCACCAGTCTTCTTATCTACAATTTCAAACTTACGTACATATCGACCTGGCTTAGACTTTTCAATTACTCCAGCTTCTACAGCATCATCAAACAATCCATAGAATGGGTCCAAAGCACCAGATGCACGAAGACCAAACTGTACTCTTGCACGTTCACGAGCAGAACGACCCTTCTTTACACCCATAGTTACCAACTTACCCCAATAACTATCATCAGCAGGATTTTTCCACTGTGCTTCTGACAAAGCAAGACCAATACCATCAGACAAGAAGAACAATCTCTTACCACCTGGAATACAGAACTTTTCACCATACATCTGCAAAGAATCATAAACGTGGTTAATGCAGAATGTTGTATTTCCATAAGAGTTAATAATATTTGCCAATTCATTCTTGAAGTTTGCTGTTCTACCCATATCTGCTGTATCAGCACCCTTTTCAGCCTTTTCCAATAAACCAGTAAAAACTAGTGGACCCCAAGAATCGAATAATACGAAAATATTTCTACGTTCTTTTGCCTTTGCACCATCATTGATAAGTGCATAAATCTGCTTAATATCACCAATAGAAGTTGCCTGATATACAGGAATGTCAGTCATATCAATACCTAGAGAACGAGCAACTGCAAATGGGAAAGCACGTTCAGAGTCAATAACTACGCAATTCATACCAGACTTCTGTGCAGACTTTAATACATTTAGACCAATCAAAGACTTACCTTCAGCAGATGGAGCACAAATTGTGTTTATCTTACCTTTCTTGATACCGCCATCCATAAGTCCACTAAACACAAGATTCATAACTACAACGTTTGTAGATAGCCATTCATCTGGTTCATTTTCATTAGCAATCAAATCAGCTAATGAACCCTTACGTGCGATATTTTTAATATTGTCTTTAAAACTAAACTTAGCCATTATTCACCTCACTATTATTTTTAAACATGTAGTAAATATAATAAAATAATCACACCCTGTAAACAAGGTGTGATCAAAATGAATCTAAAATTTATAGCCACTCATTCTGGACTTCACCTTCATCCTTATATAATTCCTTATAAGGATTTCGATATGTCTGAACTAAATCCGAATCTTTCGATTCATTTACATTAACAAATTCTTTTTCAGCTTTTGCTAATACTTCCTTCAATTCCTTAGATTCAGTCATCATAGAAGGTTCAATAATCTTTTCTGCTGCAGCTGCAGCTTTCTTAGATTCATCCATCTTCTTTTCATGTGTTTTCATATGTGCCTTCAATGCAAAGGCTGTCTTTACTTCTTTTCCACAAATTTCACAAGTTTCCATAGTTTACCTCTTTAACAGAAAAATTCAAACATACCAGGGACTTCCAGTGGTACAGTTTCTTTAGGACCAATCCATTTAGAAATTCTAAACATCTTTTCAAATAGAGGAATATAACTCTTTCTGAACATAGTTTCATAATCAACTTCCAAAATAGCTGCCAATTCTTGTGGCCATTCACCAATATATGCTATAGCTTCAATGTTATATTCATTTGGCTTAACATACATATAATTGAACTTGGTATTATTATTTATAGGTGCCAACTTAAATTTATTCTTAGCAATTATATAATTGTAAGCCAAACTACACTTAGCATTAAATGTCATACCAGTTTCAAATACTAGACCATTCTTCAAATAATAATCTATATCATGTGGGATATATTTCTTATAATTTGAAATACTCTTCTTAGATGCCACAACATCTGTACTTGCTTCACAAAATTCCTTATATGTTGCAATTACACTATCTCGAGCATCTTCATACTTCATACCACTACATATATCAAATGCCAACTTTTCTGCAGCTTCCTTACAAAAATCTGGCATATCACTTCTCTTAATAGGAACACCCATGATCTTATGCTTTGGACCTTCTGGATGATCCAACCAATGATGTGGTAAGCTCTTCTTTTCTTCCTCTGTATACTTACTCAAATCAATTTCTTCAATAGGATATAAATCACCTTCACTATCAATAATCTTACCAATATATAACTTCTTAGCAAAACAATACATTGATGTAAATATATTTTCTCTATTGAATTTAATCTTATTTTCAGTCTTACTCTTCTGTGCTCTTATTTCCAATACCTTAACAAAGAAATCCTGGAATATATCTTCAGCATGTTTAAAGAATTCTCTTACTTCATCTTCAGTTCTATATACAAGACCTTCCTTTGCTAATCTTTCTCTCATTTCATGAATTGTAAAATATACAGAGTCAGTATCATTATGTACAGCACTACATAAATGGTCATTAAAACTAATTGGACTCTTATCCTTTAATTCAATACCATAATACTTTTCTACGTCCTTAATAAATGATGAAGACTTATAATAATCATTCAAACATTTAGTTAACCAATCTCGTAGTGTTACTCTAGCACATCTACAAATTGCTCTTGCACAATCTATATTATACAAATGGAATGTTGGTGACAAACATACACCATATAGAGAGTTAATGATGTTTTTCTTGTTCAACTGAATGTTATGGCAACGCATCTTTTCTACAGTATCACCACGTTCACCAGCTTCTGCTTTCAATCGCTTATATTCCTTACGTTCAGCAAAGACTTTCTTTACAATTGATGGAATAATCGCATCATTAGTTCTATAAAATCCTACACCATTAACATCTGTCAATATTACTTCACCACTTTCAATCTGTTCCTTTGTAGGATGTTTACATACTGTTTCTGGTGAAATGTTAAATTGCATAATATGATGTGGATATGAAGATGTAATATCAAAACTCATACAGTCATCATATCGACCTGGATCATCAAAACAATAACCTGCTTTTACCTGAAATTCAGGGAATGGATGTAAATCATTATTTGCATAATCACGTTTTGCTTCTTCTTCAAATACTTGCCATGCTGATTTATTTCTCTTCTTATCCTCATGCCATGTACTTAATACATCATCTAGAATTTCCTTATTATCTACACCATCCATAAACTTTTTCTTTAAGACATATTTCTTAAAGTTTGGATAACCATTTGCATCTTCTTCCCATTCTGTGTTTTGATAATAAGTTTGTCCATTCTTATCTTTAACGATATACATCTTTTCATTTCGCCACCAGTCTTCATACTTTTCAGGCTTATCATTTAATACTTTACCTTCATTATGTAAGAACTTAAGAATATATCCTTCTGATGTTGGTACTTTATTAAAAATCTTATCCAAAGTAACAATACAATCATAAGCATATTCTAGAATCAATGGGAAAATCTGTTTCTTTTCTTCCAATTCAACGAAATCTTCTACGTCAACTCGGTTATAATCAGTAAACTTTGTTTCATCAATCTTGTAAGTTTCATTAATCTTACCTTCATAATCCAACTTACCTTTACCAATTTCCATCTGACAAACGAAATTCAATGCAAATGATGCCATAGGTGGATGGTCAGCAAATGTCTTATACAATTCCATATAGTCCAAATGATATAAACCAGGAATTGTAAATGTACTTCCTAAATCAACATCTGCAAGTTTTCTATCAAAATTCTTCTTTTCTACAGGCATTTTTCCTAATGGACTAAATGCTCTTTCCCATTCTGTATGTACACCAAGTTTTTCTCTCAATCGTTCACATCGATTACATATATAAGGCATATCGTAATTAACACTATTCCAACCAGTCAATATATCAAATTTCTGGTCATGAACCCACTTAAAGAAACCTTTAAGCATGCTAATTTCATCTTTATATTGATGTAATAATTCTCGTGGACATTTACCCTTTTTAAAATCATATCCTAATGTAGAAAATGTATGATTTTTCTTTGTCTTAGTTGAATATACTGAAATCAAGTTAATAGGCCAATATGCCTTATCTGCAGCAGGGAATTCATTTGTAACATAACATGAATCTGTATACTTTTTCCATGTTTGTTCTTCTATATCAAATACTAAGTATTCTTTTTCTCTATTTTCAATTGTATGGTCATAATTATGATTGAAATATCTATCAAATTCAATTAGCTTCCATTCTTTAACTGTATTAGTTGCTAATTCTTTAACCAAAATTGGTTCATCATCATAATACTTAGAACCAGATGCAACTTCAATATCATAATAACCAATATGCCATAATTTTACATCAGGCTTTAATTGTACTTTATCATAACGTTCATGCATAAATTTAACTTCTGGAGTTAAATCTGATTCTGCAATAATCATTTTAGATTGTTTTAAAGTTTGAATAACAGTTTTATCTTTGTAATCCATTCTTTTCATGTTATGTTTATGCAAGTCTGTAATACCAGTATTTGTATTAGCTTGAACATAACAAAATGGTTGATAATCATATTTGACCCAATTTTCGGAATCTTGTTCCTTGAGCCACATCACTTTATTCCAACTATCCCAATAGCAATTTTTATAACCAAATGCCATATATTTTATCTCCTTCAACTTCCTGTATTATACGGATTTAATAAATGAACATAAAAAATGTTCATGAGCATATAAACTCATGAACAAATATAGTAATTATTTTAAGGTTGTCAACCTATTACACAGGCAAACCATCCGAAAACTTCTTTAGATGTGCTAGTGCTTCCATGTAACCTTCACGCTTACCAACTTCGACACCTTCCTTAAAACCTAATTCACGGGCATCTTCTGGATTTGTTGGAGTAGTCTTGGCTTTTTCTACGGGCTTCAATATACTCATTTCATACATCTTACCCTGATAGAACTTCTTATATCCACGTACTGCTTCTGCCATTACGTCATCTGCATCAATGGAACCTGAATTATCTTGCATGTAACTTGCCATATTATTTTCCTCTTATTAAATTGAATGTTTGTTTACCTATTTTCACTTTAAAATATACTTAGTTGCCATAAAGTTTGGTATTTAATAAGTGTCTTACTAAGTTATTTTGTAAGCATGATATGTTGTACCCTCGTATCTTCTTTATTTTTTCGAATATTCTCAGGAATCATATGTTGATATTCCATAGGAATTTCGGATAAGTCTAGTAGTTGTTCATATTGAGACCACTGGTTTTGTTGCATTATAAGTTTAAAGATCTCAGGATTTGTTTCCTCAAGTTCTTCCCAGTCAATTGGTTTCTTTTTAAGTCTGTGATACGAGTTTATCATATATTATATATAATTTTTAATTTTTATATCTGAATTTTATACGACCACGATTCATGTCATAAATTGATAATCCAACCTGTACTCTATCATCTGGCAAAATTCTTACCTTATGAATTCGAATCTTACCACTGATTGTACACAATACTTCAGCATCATTATCCAATCTTACTCTAAACATAGCATTTGGTAATGCTTCTGTAACTGTACCGTCAACATCAATTTCGCTGACATTCTTTTCTACTACTTCTTTTACTTTAGTTTTCTTCGTTTGTTTCTTCATAGTCGTTTAATACTTCACTCTCATTATCAACAATAGTTATATCTTCATTTGAATAATCTTCTTCTGATTCTTCAATTGTTTCTTCTATAGTTTCTTCTTGTTGTGTTTCCATTACAGCTTCTAACTGCTTCATCTGAGCATTTCTTCTAGCTTCACCTTCAGTCATTCTTTTTGGCATTTTCTTTTCTTTTGCCATTACTGCATTCAAAGCATCTAAATCCATATTTGCTGCCATTTCAGCAAACTGTGCATTTGTAGGTGAATCATCTTCCTGTAATAATGGATCTACAAATTCTTCATTTTGTTCTTCATTTACAGGTTCTTCAACTACCTTTTTTACAACAGGCTTACGCTTTGGCTTACGACGCTTTGGTTTTGGTTGTTCAATAACTACTGGTACTGGCTCAGGTTCACGCTCAATATATACTGGCTGTGGATTCATAATCTCTTCAATTACATCTTCCAAAGCCTCATCTAATCTTTCCAATCCAATCATACCATAACGATAGAATATACCTTCCATCTTCTTTTTCATAGACTCAATCATACTATAAGCTTCATTTAGAGGCTTAGGCATAACTGGCTTCTGTTGCTGTGGTACAAATGGTGGTCTTGGAGTAGGTCTTTGAGAACGTAAAGGAGGTTCACTAGATTCTACAACCCTTTGTGGACGTGGTTTTGATGGAGGAAGTATATATTCCTCTGCTGATAATGGACGTCCTTTAGTTTGTTCAACTGGTTTCTTTGTACCATTACCATTCACTGTCTTTATATTATTATGATGTAAAAAATCGTAAAAGTCTTTTTCCATAGTGTTTTCCATAGTTTAAAATATAACAAATTATTTAGACCTGTCACCTAAATGTATTATAAAAGATCTAAATAAATCTTCAGTATTTAGGATTATTTGACCCTGTATATTTATATCTGCAACTTTTGTCATCAAATTCATCCAATTTGAACCAGCTAATACACATTCATAAAATTTATCTGGTTCTTTATCTTTTATATTCATCAACTCTTGAAGTGTTTCTTTATTTTTAAAATAATCTTCAAAATTATACTTTGAATTTATTCTCTTAATAATAACTTCTGACTGAGGTTCAAACTGTTCACTATTAATTACTTCCAAAAAATTCATAAATGAATTGTCAGCAACTTGCTTACAATGATCCCATAAATAATCAACTATTTCATCAAACTTATTCATTTATTTCCTTTTCAATTGCATCAATAGCGTCATTAACTACTTTTTCCCAAACAAAATCATATATTTTATCTGTAACATCTTTTATAGTATCATGACCATTTACTATTTCTATATAAAGTTTTGCTCCAAAATCTTCATCTATCTTAATCAATCCAAAACGGAACATGGTAGCAACCATAAATCCAAATACTAATTTAAGCTTTGGATTTGTGATTGCCTCATATTCTGCTTTTATATCATTCGTATTACTAATTGTATAAAATAACTTATCCATTTGGACCCATTAATACAAGTGGAACTTTAATCTTATCAACTAAACCAAATTTCTTTGCTTCATTAGCACTCATATAATTATCATGATTCATCGCATCTCTACACTCATCAACAGTCTTACCTGTTGCCTTTGCATATATCTTAGCCATTAAATCTGTGGAAATCTGTAATTCCTTAGTAACAGTTCTCATATCTGAAAACTTACCACCAGTCTCCATTACTCCAGATTCATGAATCATAATTCTTGTAGATGGATATACATATCGATGACCTTTAGAACCAGCTGACAAAATAACTGATGCCATAGAACAACAATCACCAATTGCTACAGTTTCAATAGTAATACCTCTCTTTTTAACTTCTTCCATACAGTCAATGATTGCAAAACCTGCATTACATTCACCACCTGGAGAAGATACAAAGATTTTAATAGGTTTGGTTTTATCTTCAATTTGTGCTGCTAAGAATAACAACTTCTGAATTACACCTAAACCTTGCATTCTATCAATTACATCTGCAATCCAAATAACATTATTATATTCAAAGAAATTAGTTCTAGCGTTTAAGAAATAATCACCAGGAAGTGTACCTAAATCAAGTACTGCACCATGTTCTGCTTCTTGAGCTTCTTTGATTTTCTGTAACTGTTCTGGAGTTAGCTTTTCTAATTCTTCTCTAATTAATTCAACATTCTTATTTTCTTCTGTTTCTGATGACATCTAAATATCCCATTGGTTTTTTATTCATTGTTTTACGATTATAAGATAAACCATCGAGCTCTTCATCAAATTGGTATTTAATTCTGCCAGCTTTAATCAATGCTTTACCATATTGCATAACCGTTTCAACTCCACAATATTCCATTATTCTAAATTTCTTTATTATTTTATTGAAACGACATTCAATTTCATTATTAGTACGATTTAAGACTGTATATTGTCTACCATCATCAGATGTATATGTTTTATTCACTTCAAATCTAATCATAATAGCTTATCTTTTCCTACAGCTTTATTTAAAGAATCATAAACTTTTTCTCTTTTATTGAAAATTTCTTTAATTTCAATTTCAGATAATTCATTCCAATTTTCTACAAATAAAGGTGCATATTCAGAAAATCTTGTATATACATCTTCTATTACAGAAGCAAAGACTGCTTTAGCTGCAGTCAGTGCTGTCATTTCTTTCTGATTTATTTCTATATTCATTCACAAATTCCATAAACTTTTCAGCAAAATCTATTTTATCATCTTCAGTCATGTCATTAGGTAATAATAATAATACTTTTTCTGACCATTCTTCTAATGAATTAGATGTGCTTATATTTTCCTGCAATTTAGATGCAGCTTTACCCAATTCAAGTACAGCTTGCATCTTTTTTGGATCACTAATAATTTCTAAGATTTTCTTTTTATCTGTTGGAAAATTATTAGCTACCATATTACCCAAAGGAGATTTAAATGGTTTCTTCTTTTTCATTTTCACCTACTATGGAAATTGCTTGATTTATTAAATTTGTACTATTACGATACTTTTCTAATAAGTATTTTTTTGCTTCTTCTGGTGTTGTACCATTTAATAATAACTTTATCAAATCAATGTTCATTGCTTTTGTTTCAATAGCAATAGCTTCTTCATTATCAATTGATGGATAATTTTCTAATAAAGTTTCTGAACTAATTTCTGGATAGTTATCTTCTATCTGTACATTACCATACTTATCAATTTTAGAATTCTTTCGCTGTTCTGCCCAGAATTTATCATTAAAATCCAAAGCTTTTGCAGCTTCATTTGCATCTAATGCCTGAGCAGCTTCTGAAATTTCTACATTTTTCTTAAATTCGGCTTCAGCTGCACTATTTCTTCGTGCTAAATCAGCATATAATTCAGATTCACAAGTTACTCCAAAATTCTTCTTATAGAATTCTTCTTCCTTATTGAATTCCTTATAAACAAACATTGGATCTTCTTCAGTCTTAATACGATTATATTCAATATTTACCTTAGAAAGAACAGAATTATAAACATTATCATCAATTGGATGACAATATTTCATTTGTTTACGATTATGTTCGTTCTTAGGAAATACTAAATAACGTTTGCCATTCTTTTCATATAATTTTAAACCAGTAATTATAAATGAATTATCAATAGTAAATTGACAAATTGCAATACAATCAAATTTTCCATGTGTTAATGGCATTACTGAAACGTTAGTTATTTCCATAAGTTCTCCTATAATATAAAGTAATAATTAGTTTTTAAATTGTAAATAGTATTATTCATTAAAAGAGTCTGCATAAGCTCTTAATGCATCCATCTTTTCTTTAGTTCTAGCAGGATTGATTAAACCACCACCAGTTACTATATCTATAATTTCCTTAAACACGTCTTTAACTGCAGAATTTTCTTCGGTTTCATATACTAACCACATCATCATTCCTACATGTTCAGGTAAATCAAAATTATATGTAGATTCACTAGTCATTGGATCAATAAAATTAGTAAGAAAATCTGTCATGTACCAATTAACTTTCATTAAATCTTTCTTTTGAGTAGATTTGGTATCATACTTCTTAGACAAATAACGCATTAAATACTTCCATGCATTTCCAAGATCAAATCCAAGCCATCTTGTAATTTCAATAGCTTCAATACCGGATTTATGATTATTATAATGAATTGGTTTGTTTACTTCTTCTTCTAGTGTTTGACTCATAGTGATTCTCCATTATTTAAGTGTTCTAGTATTTTTTGTTCAAATGTTTTTTTAGTTTTCTGAATTTGTTGTAGTTTCATTTCTTTTTCATGTTCAATTGCTCTTTCTTTACGAATTCGCATTGCTTCCATTATTCTAAATGGCAAAAAGATACATAAAAAATAGCCAAATAAAATTAGAATAATTGGGAAAATATAAGATAAACAGAATAAAGCAGCAGATTTAAGTGTAAGTCCAAATACACCAACTGCTGCCAAAACAAAACTATAAACTATCAGCGATATACCAATAATCAATAGTTTCTTTTTCATTAGATGTCCTCATTATCTGCCAAAATCATTGTTGCTTCTACTGCTGGAACCCAATAATATGTTTCCTTTACACCATCCTTATTCTGAATAATATATTCTTCCATAACACCCTGATTAATCAAAGTCCTATCACCAACTTTTACATTAATTGGAATATATGAATCAGATGGCATATGATATGCTGGTGTTCCTACAGCCACTACTTCACAATGACAATATCCAAGATTACCATAAGCAGTAACGAAAATACCACCAATCTTTTCTGTCAATTTCTTTACTAAGATATTATGTCCAGGAATTCTCATTAGATTGTTTCTCCTTCATCCAAAATAATTCTTACATCAGATGCTGAACATATATACTGCTGATCTACAGGCTTTTCATGATCAGTTCGTACATTAATTTCTGCCAATACTGACAAATTAATTACTACTCTATCACCTACCTTTATTTCAGGTGCCTTATATTCCTGCTTATATGGATTCCATACACCTGGACCTACATATAATACTTCACACAAAGCATTACCTACTTTCTGACCCAATTCTGGTACATAAATACCACCTGCAGTCTTATTTGAACATTTCTTCACAACAATCTTATTATCAGTTAGTTGCATAGTTTTCTCCTATATAAAGTGAAAAGACAATAGAATTTATCTATTGTCTTGAATAAAGTTAAAACCTCTAATTACACGCTTATAAACTTATATTCAATTAAATCAACAATAGAGGTACACGCTTAACTTATATATAACTAATTAATCACGTTCTTCGTAATCTGGAGTCCAAATGACTCTCCATGTATCTCCATGAATGAATTCTTCAATCTTCAGTACATACTTAGGATTCTTATAAGTCTCCATCAATGTATCTGTATAGACTAAATGCTGATATGGTTCACCATAAGGCTTACCATTTTCATCACAGTGATAATCCGTAATTCGATATACATTACTTACCATTTTTATACCTTCCTTGTTAAAGTTGTATTGTTTATCGTTTACATAATTAAATATAAAAAAGTGATGAGCTTTGTAAACCCATCACTTATATAAAAGATTCTAATTTTGTTTATAATCTTTATAGTTACCATTATTTTTCTTAATCCCAAATGCTTTTTTGGAGGTTAGCATCTGTCCTTTTAAATTAAATAGCTGCTCGAGCTAATCTCTTCCAATTTGGAAGCTCTGCATGTCTCAATAAGTAAATTTTGTTAAACGAGCGGAAATTCAGCTCACGACCTTCTGACTTAACAAATTTTTGGAATTCATCTGAAGTCATAAAATCAAATACTTCTTGCTTTATTGCTTCATCTGTAATATCTCTAGTTTCATCTAAATCACCACGTCTCTTAATTGCCTTATATATCTTTATATTTGGCAAACATGTCTTAATTCTATTGATTACATCTTCTGCTCTCAATGTAATATCCAATGTAATACAACGTGTTGGCAATGCTCTATCTTTCTTATAAATGTCATCATATGTTAAGTTTGATATAAAGATTACTGCACCTTCAAATTCAAAATAACTTGGAATTGCCTGTTTATTATCATGACCAGCTGCATAATCTGCCAAAGCTTGTTCAATTTCAGCATGAGTCATTCCAAATGTATCAATAGTATTAGCATTATCCCAGTTTACTTCTCTATTTTCACCAGAATCCAATACTCCCTTCAAAATGTTTATACCATCCTTACTATCAAATACTGAATCACAGTCATCAAATACACAAATCTGATTATAATGATTATATAAGAACTTATACATCTTAATTGGTGTACATTTACCCTTCATTATAACATAATCTTCACCCTTAGTACCATGTTGTGCCAAAACTTTATTTACATTATATGATTTACCAATACCACCTTGACCAGTAATCAAGAATGCTGGTGCATATCCTGTAGCAATCATCTTTGTATATGAATCCAAATCTTCAAATACAATTTCTGGATCTGCATACTTAGTCTTAGATAATTCTTTTTCTGCTTTACCTACAGATGGTGGTGGTGCAATCTTTTCTGGTTTACCAGGTTCTACTGCAATTTCTGCTTTATGTGCTTCTGGAGTTGGTGTTGCTGTTGGCTTTGCAGATACTCCCATTACCTTTTCAATCTGTGCAATTGAATATGTATTACCATTTGCTTTCAATACTGATTTAATTTGTTCAGCATTCCAATCCATTGCAGCCATTGCTAAAATAGCTTCTTTTGGTGAATTCCATGTTTGATCTTCATAACTAATAGCCTTTTCCATAATCATAGATTCATCCATACCATTACCTTGTATAGCTGCAGCAATCTTTGGTAATACTTGTACAAATGATGCATCTGTTGGACCTAACTTATTAACAAAAATTTCTAAATCCGGAGTCTTAGATGTCCAATCATGCCAATAATTTATAGAACGGAATTTATTATCATCCCAGTTTATACGAATTGCTGCGGAACTTGGTGAAATATATAAAAATCCAATATGTGCACCATCAGCATTTGTATATCCTTCTACATTAATATATCTAAAATCTTCACCTAACTTTTTACCCAAGAATTGTGCTACCTTATTTGCAGCTTGTTCTTCTGAACCAGAACTTACCTGAGCTTCTTTAATCAAATCAGCAAATTTCATGTTATCTCCTTTAAAATTACTATAGTCTTTGTTTTATTTATAAATAAGAATATAGGATATAAATATGAATTTATTAGAAGCAAAAAGAACATTAAAAAATCATGGTTATAAGTTAATTAAAGAAGCTGAACATTTTAACAAAAACTATACTGATGATTTAACAACAAATTATGAAATAGTAGAATTTTTGTTTAAACAATGTGATATGTTAGATGATACAGAAACATGGATGAGTGAAGACAGCGATGATTATGAATTTGATTGGAGTGGTCCAGATCATACTCATGTATATGTAACATCTGATGATTGGGGACGTCCTGTTGTTCGTTGTATTCATCAAGATACAGACATGGATATACGTGGATATGGTGATTTATATCGTGGTGTTGTATTTGATGACATTGGTAATAAAAGACAGCAAAATAAATTCCGTAAATTGATAACTGCTGCAAGAGATTATATTAACTAATAAATTTAACAATATACAAAATAAAAAGAGAGGTTTAATACCTCTCTTTCTTTTTATATTTCTGGATGTTCTTCTAAGTATTTTTTAAGTAATTTTTCACTTCGTTCATATACATGTAAACTATCAATATGATAATGAATTTTACCTACACTTAATTCAGGATATGTATGTCTTAATTCTTCATATAACATCTGATATACAAAACTACTCCATGCAAAATCAAAACATAAACCAGTAATTGCATCACATGAACGTTGACTATGAATCATTTCTAATCTACCATTACGAATAAAGAAATGAGAATAATTTGTACATAAGAAATCATGTTTACCATTTGCTGTACAATCATCTTGAATAGATGGTCTTGTATAGATAATCATTGCTTCTCTAGTAAATGGATCTTCTTTAAGATGTTTTAAGCAATGTTCATATTGAGAACCATTTGCTTCACTAAATACACACCAACCATAATTGGAATTGATTTCTTGCTTATCATCTTTACTTGCACAGAATTGCCAAATCTTTATATCATCCATCCAGCCTTTAATAGATAAGTCTTGTGACATATACCATTTATGTTCTTTTTCAAGATAATCCATAGGCATATCTCTAAATACATGTAAATATGGTTCAAATGGATTTAATCTTAAATCAACATCAATAAGTTCCCAAGTATTACCTACTTTTAAATTTCTTTTATATAGTTTTGCAATTTCTTTACAAACATTTATATCAATAATTTCATTATTAGAAAATGTATATTGAGTTTTTTTATTGAAGTCTTCTTTTAGTTTATAATCACTAATCATTTTTCATCATCCTTATATAAGTTATAAAGTTCCATAAAACTATTATATAGTTCATTCTTATCAACTTTTGTTTCTAATTGTTCAATATATCCTTTAAATAATGATAATAAATTAAAGTCTTCTTGTTTAACTTCCATATCACCATAATTTACTTCTTTAGGCAATATATTTAAATTTACAGGATATGCTGGTTTTAACTTTTCACATTCTGCTATTAAATCATATATTTTCTTAGTTTCTGTTGATAATTCATATGGAACATCTATATCAACTACATTTCCAGGTATATCTGCCTTAGTTATATTTGGATATATATGCTTTGTAAATTGTATAGATACTTGATTCTGTACAAATTCCATTTCATCTGTTTCAAAATCAATTATTGTATATCCTCTTGGTTCATATCTATCAATTCTTGTAATTTGATATGGAGCTCCAATATATGTAATACTCTGATTACCATAAGTTTTTGTATATCTCTTATGATAATGACCTGAATAAATATGGTTTGCTTTTTCTAAGAATTTATTGGCTAATACACCAACATCAGATAATCTACCACCACCCATATCAAAACCAATTATATCAGCATGACAAAAACAATAATCATAATGATCCAATACTAATTCATCAAACTTAGTATAATCAGTTATCCATGGTAAAAATAAACATTTCTTATCATCACAATAAATTACTTCTTGATTCTCAAAAACTTGGACATTTGGTAATAAATCCAACATTTTTAAAGAATTAACTTCATTTGTTGTAGTATGATAAATGTCATGATTACCTACTATAATCTTTATTGCAAAATCCTTTAATGTATTCTTGAATAAATCTAATACATAATTATCAGTCTGTACATTAACAGCCTGTCTAGTATCAAATACATCACCAAGAATAAATAGGTTTTTTATATTTTTGGATTTTAACTCAGGAACTAATTGTTCATTAAAAAACTTTAATTGTGACGTAATAAATGTTTTATCTGATTTTTTTACGCCGAAGTGTAAATCAGAAATCAACGCTACTTTCATGTACTGTATTCATTTCCTTTATAAATGTTTCAAAATCTATTTCTTGATAATCATAGAAACAACGAATAAATCGTTGTCCATCCTCTTCAGTTAAATAATAAGTTAAATTACTCGTTTTGTCAATATACTTCTCTATATTTTCTTCCGAAAATTCAACCTTATTAAACTTAGATTTCTTAATTCTTTTATAAAGACTATCTCTAAGTAAGAGCCACTTTTCCTGATTCTTCATTTTTTAACTTCCCCATCTTTACCAGTTCTTCTTTAAATCTTTCAAGAGTAATTGGTCTATCTTCAAAAAATGGCTGAATTAAGAATCCTATATCATCTGTCTGTGCTATCTTAAAATTAAAAGATAAATCTGAATCCTGATGGAAATATGCTTTTGTTTCTATATCCCATAAATCAAATGGTTTTTGAAAAAATCCACAACATTCAGTAACAAAATTTGCAGTCTTAAAATCAATTCTATACCAATTATCTGTATCTAATCGTGCCATTATTTTACCTCATATAGGCTGAGAAAGATAACAGGTCTTTAGCCTGTTATATGAATCAGCCTTGATTTTCAATGTATTTTTTAATAGTTTCATCATTTGCGT